TTTTCTCTTAAGATTCTCTCGGTGCGTTGTCCGTACTGGATTAGTTGTTTCTTAGTTTCGGTGGCGGTCTGATAGATCTCACCTCTCTTCTTTGCAAGATCCCTTCTTCTCTCTAGGTCTCCAAGAATTACATCTACGCCGAGGTCAGCAACAGTAGACCTATTGTATGCCTGTTCAAGTTTTTTAAGTAACCGCTCTATTTGTTTGTATTCTTGACTCTCTGGATCGACTGGTCCACCTTGGTCTTGGAGTTGGGTGAGCAGATTCCCTAGTCGTGTAAATTCTTCTGTACTCCAGGCCATCTAGAAAGACCTCCCTATTTGAAAGGCCAGATCAACCCAGTGTCCCTCTCGAAAGATTTAACAGATCTGCCTAGCTTGTACTTGTCTCTTAGAGTTTTCGGATTGTTCAAACCGTATTGTGACAGAGAGGAGATATATCTCTTTTCGCCTGCCAAAGTATTGACAAACGAGTCCACCTGTGCCTTCGACCCTCGTACCTTAACAGGGAAAAACTCCCCAGTAAAAAGCGCATTCAGAACGAGACGAAGTCTTGCGCCCATTGCAATAAGGAAACTTTCGTCCACTCGTGTAAAATCGATTATAATTGGTTCTTGTTCTTTCATCTGATATACTCCAGTAATAAGTAGTTATCTTTTCTTATTCTTAGCATTCATCTTTTTCATTTCTTCGTTTTTGTCTTCGAAGTGATTACTCAATCTGTGAACGAACCAAGATCTAATTCTAACTGGAAGATCATACACATCGTAATAGTTCCAGTTTCCGTGATGGATCAGATAGAACATCTGTTCATGCACGTGCATCATATGGGTGTCACCCAGGCCAAAAAAACCCGGCACCCAGAGGGACCTCCATATCGGATGCTTCGCCGCAATACATGCACTCGAAGTTCTCCTTCATTTCTACCTTGGGGACCAGTTTCGCGTAGTTCTTTCTAATAAACAATGAATCTCTTGCTGGGAGGTCCAGGACCATTGCACCAACTTCGTCTGGTTGTGTTACACCACCAATAGATGTAATGATGGATTTAAGCAAATCAGTCGTCGCAGATTCTGCTAACTTATTCTTTGCTCTCGACTCTGCCATCTTCTGAATTCGCTTTTCGTCACGTGCTGTCAGAAGTCTAACAGTAACTTCCTGTCCAGATGCAGGCAATTGTGCTGCAAACTGACCATTTTGATTCAACTCGAAAGGGGTGCTCTCTGATTCGTCTGCTATGAAGTACTTGCTGTAATCTGAAAGATCAAACTCATGGTCGACTTCAGTACCACAAGACTTGCAGTTAATCTTGACCTCGTATTCTGGTCCATATCCTGTGATTCTGGCAGCAATCATAATCGCTGACTTATCACCAATCAAAAGATCGTCAACATTGATGTTTTGATTGACCAAAATACCTTGAATGAACTTGTCTAATGCCATACCCTTGTTTAAAAGTGTCTGGGAAGTAAGAACGTCCTCATCTCTAGCAGTCATGAAACGAATCTCTACTATCTGCTGGTCGTGTAATGGATGCCCTTCGGGATAAAAACGTCCGCCTGACGGTAGATCAACAAATTCTGTATTTGCTGTGCGGCGGACTGTTTCCTGCGGTTGAGGCGCTGCTTGCGCCTGGGGTTCGTCTACCGACTGAACCCTAGAATTTCTGCTCATATAACCTCTCTTTTAACTAAATTATAAACTAAAAATAAATGTTTTTTTCATTAAACGCCCGGTGCTCGGTTACTTCCGTTTGTCACCTGGGTATTTGCAAAACCACTTGCTCTCTGTAGATCTCTACTTGGCGCAACCTTAGTTTCAAGGTCTGCCCAGTCATATCTAACAGAAAGTTCAACGTTGACTAACTCGTCTGACTCGTAATCCAAGTCACCAAAGTTAACAGACTTAATCCAAGGATTGTACAGAGACCAAGTCTCAATCGGAGCACCATCTTCATCAATCATGTGGATGAACATGCGACCACCGACAGCGTCAACTGCTCTCTTCTTTGAGAAAGTAACTACGTTGCTTGCCTTTCCGCGACCTTGTGGGTCATTCAAAAAGTTGTGCGGTGCAACGTAACCTGAGTTCTCAATCAATTGAAGCATTGTGTGTGAAGCATCTGGATCGACAGGGTCGACCAGCGTGATACTAACCTCATCCCACTCCAGTCTTCCTGGGTAGTAAAACTTGTAGTTAATGAAACTATGTTCTGATTCAGATATCGTAAAGTTTGGTTTCCCAGTTGTCTTCACAATCCACTGCGGGATGCCGTTGAACGATAACAAAAATCTATATTTTCTTTTTGGTTCGATTGCTGCATCTGACCAAAATTTCTGAGTTGTCATATAATAAATCCTCCTAACACTATTAAGTAGTGTCTAGTTTTTTTTTAATCTTCGAATGATGCGCCAGTATTTGTGATTACAAAATCAATAGCAATAAACTCGATTGCTCTTGCTGGTTTCAAGAAGATCTTAGCATACATAATGTTTCTGTCAACCAAATCTGGTGTCGTTGTTGTCTCGTCCAAGATAACCCTGAAATCTGACAATCCAAATCTAGATTTAACGCTGTCCAAGAATGGTTCAACCTGACCACGGAACCTATCCCATGTTGCCTGAACGTTCTGATCGAAAAGAAGTCTAGCAGCAATTCTAGAAATCTCTTTCTTCACGTGAATCATCAATCGACGAACATTGATCCTATCAAGCGCCGATGGTGTGATCTGAAGAGTCTTCTGTCCAAACACTACAATACCCTCTGCTGGGAACTGAGCGATTGGGTTGATATTTGCCTCGTAGAGTGTATCTCTCTCCTTAGAAGAGACTCTCTGTGAAACAGCGACAACTGGAATCCCTGCTGCTCCGTCTGATAATCCACCTCTAGTAAATCCTGCAGGTGCGAACCAAAGTTCAGATTCCCTTTCAGTGCTGCCAAATGTACCAAGTGCTGCAACCGAAGGCGGTGCCCAAAGTTGAGAATCGCTGATCTGGTCTATGATCTTTACCCAAGGATAGAAAGCACAAGCATAACTTGTGTTAAGTCCTCTACTTTCCAAACTAGTAACAGCGGTTGTCACCTTGGAGTTCTGGACATTTGTTTTGAAATCAAGTTTATTTTCCGTGCTAGGGACATATCCACCATTTTCAATATCGATAATTGCGAGAGCATCTGCTCTCTGTTCGCAAACTCTGATTGCTTGATTTGTTACCCTAGTGTTGGTAATACCAGGCAATGTCAGAACGTTCATCTCAATCTCTTCTGGATCAGATACTGCGTCGATTGCTCTCTTGAGGGATGCGATTTCATATGAAGTCGTTTCATCTCCACTCATCTTGGTATTTCTGAACGCCTCTTTCTCAGTCACGTCAAGACCATCAAACCCACCGAAAACAGGGATTGTGAATTTACCGAATCCAGACTTCACAAGTTCTGTGATGCCTGAGTGTCCTGCAGTGTAAGACTTATCAGCGAGGCGTGCGCCTGGAGCGTAGACTGCGGTACCGGCAAGTCCTGATGTGATGTGACCCTGTGAAAGTCCAAGGTGTCGCTTTACTGAACCAGTCTTGTGTACCATGATTAAGTCATCAAGCGTAAATCTGAAAGAAACTTCCGACTTATCTGTAACAGCGTTTGATTCTGCGTCTGCTACGTAAGTGTTGCCCAATCGACGAACAACGTCGATATATGATGGGTCAAACCTAGTATCTGTTGGTGTCCTATAGGTTGAAACACCAAAAAAGGAGTCTTTAGTATTGGACAACCCTTCCGCAGATGCGGTAAGTCTTAGTGGCAAAGTAGGATAAACCAATGATGCTGTTGAGTTTATTGGGAACCCAAACAAACCGTGCTTGGCGATTGAAGTAGCTACACCAAAGGGTTTGAAACTCTTAGTAGACAAATCAAGATCTGCGACAACGTCGTTATCTGAGTCCTGCATTTTTGGTGATGTATATCCCTTTTCTGTGACAGCGGTACCAAAGGTGACCGCTGCAGTTTTGTACCTGATCGGTCCTTCGAATCCGAACGGCAACAATTGCGTATCTGTTGATCCTGCGTCGACATCCTGATCCATCTTAACTCTGAAAAACTTAGACTGATTGGGGTGATTGCCGTACAGTCTGTATCGCGAGTCTGCATCGTCCCAATCTCTATACTGGTCGCCGATCTTAGCGGCAATGTAATTCTTTGCGTTTGGATTAAGGTTACACCCAGTGAACCTTTCAAGAACAACTGGTCTAGAGTCGTTGTCCGTGACCTGTCTGACGAGAACAGTAAACGTACCATATGGATTAACATCTGTTCCAGATTTCAAATCAGTGATGGATATTTTTAAGTCTCTTGAGTGCGAACCACCATCAGAGATGCCGATAAACTTGAACAATTTTTGCATATTTGCTACAGTGAACGATCCAGGATCAGTGTTTGTGTCCTGTGAGAAGATCCAACCAGTCACAGAGTCTCTCGATGGTTCTCTGTGGTCATGGAATGGTACATCTTCCTTTAGAAGCGGAACAACGGCAGCACAGAGGGAAGCGTGTCCAGATAAAGCGCCTCTATGAAGACCTTCGGCTTCAGCATCAACCGTGGCAAGACCGTGATGGTCTCTGACAAATCTGTCGTAAGTTTCGCCCAACCAGTACTTCTTCAGTCCGGCGTCTTGAGTGATTTCGGTGTTAGTAAGTGTTGGATTGGTGTTGAACACCTTTCTAATATACTTGTCTGAGTCCCTGTCGAAGTTGAAAGTAACTTTATTAAAAGTGTCGTTTGTGCCCTTATCGTAAAGATGTGCAATAAATTCCATTTTTGATGGATCTGATGACTTTATGATAACGTGTGAACCAGTGACGTTACCTAGACTAATCCCACCCCCGTTGTCTACCGAAGAAGATGCTGCGCGGTCGGCGGCCGAATCGAGATGCCCAACAGCGCCTGACAGGTTTATCGCGCCTTGCTGAAAATACCAAACCGCTGCCAAAGTGCCTGTTATATTTGTTTCTGTTCTTGCTCCGGGTCCAGGGTTGCCTGACCACCTAGATCTACTATCAACACCACCGGTGGAGAATAGATATAAACCATAAGCAGAAGACTTGGTAGAAGTCTCAGGGTTAGCGCCGTCGTTGGAGGTGCCGTCAAGAGTCCATCCTGCTTCACCGCCGCTAGTAGCCTGTGGGTCTTGTGTACCCAAAAGTCGAACAACGTTGACTGGTCCACTATTCCTTAGAAATGCTTGCGCTGCGTATGCTGCATAGGTTGGAGCGGTATAATTACCATCTCTCCAAACGTCTCCACCCTGTCCTCCTGGGATTGGGTTACCGAAAACCTCGATGAATTGTGCCATCGACTCAACGGTCAATGGAATCATACCAGGTCCTTTTTCTAGACGACCTATGATCGTTGGACCTACTGCGTTTGGTGCTTTTGGTAGTTGAGAATTATCAACCTCATTAAGAAATACACCGGGTGATACAAATTTAAACTTTTTTACAGACATACTGGAAATCTCCTTATTAACTAAAGTTAAGAAATAATATATTTTTACTCTCTATTAAATAGTATTTTCAATCTCCAAAAGTTGAGAAAAGAGACAAGAAAAGGAATGGGGGGACTACGCCCCCCCTTTAGGTAGGATTATTAGAACTGCCAGGAACCGGACAAGTATTGTACAACCAGCACGTCGTCAGAGTCCATTGCTAGACCCTCGTGTATGAAGACCCCAGTTCCAACCTTAGAAGTTGAACCAGAAGTTACAGTTTCGACGAAGACGCCTGAGTTTGAACCATCACCTGCTCTCTTAGTTGAGTCAGCGTTGCCCTGCTCGTTTGCGAGTGCTGTTCCGTGCGTACTATTCTGAGATGCTACCAAACTTGCACCTGCCGTAGCAAGACGGTGTGTTGCCACGCCGCTACCAAGACTTTCGTATGTACCCTTACCAACTGAAACACCGCCTTCGATACCAGTTGCAGCGTACGTAACCGTAATACTCGCAGTGTGACTAATCTGACCCGCTCCCGAAACAGCGACTGTGGCTAGTGCACTAGGCAATGACGTATTCATGGCATTGTAGAAGTTCGTCACAACTGTTCTCCAGTCAGTAATTGTAGAGACTGACTCTACCCTCACTTGTCGGAGGTCGCTTTCAGTTCCGAAGTCTCCATACGCTATGTTCAAACCGTTGTCGAACGGTTCAGTAGTACCTACGCCATCGGACAAGAAGAATAGATAGTTTTCACTACCCGAACTCTTGACTTCAAGGAACTGCGCTGCTCCTGATCCACCTGGTCCATATACCTTATCAGTTCCACCATCTTTACCTGTCGATCCAGATGTGAACATAAATTTATACTGACCTGGCTGTAATCCGCCACCATGAGTGTAATCAATGGCATAGTCCGCATCCTTTGGATTACCTGCTACACCGTTACTTCTCGCAAGAAGCAGTCCATTGAAGAACACTGACTCAGAACCTGAGACCATTCGAATCTCTGGTAGTGAACAAGTGGTGTAAAGTGAACCAGAACCTTGCGTTGGTTGAGTTCTGTTAACGATCGCCTTGGTAGATCTAGAGAAGATTCTTCTCTTCCACCCTACACTTGTTTGACCGTTGGCGAACACAAGACCACCGTGTGCATTAGTAGTGCTCCTTACGATGTCTTTGTTAAGATTCGCTTTCTTCACAACGTCAGCGGTAACAATCTCATTTATCGACAACTTGTCAGTGTCAAGATTGTGAAGTGTAACGGCAGAACCAGATAACACGTCAGTCGTGACCTTATGAATCGTAGCTGTTGCTGATCCAGACAGACTAGTGAAGTCAAGATCTCTAACCTCCAACTTGTCAACGTCGATCGTATGGGCATCAACTGTTGATCCCGAAACAATTCCAGAGAAGGTCATCGATGTACCATCTACGTCACCCGCAGTCATCTTATCTGCGTTGACGGTTGTCGCGTTGACGGTAGTACCAGACACTGTTGTGAACGTTGCAGAAGTGCCATCAACATCATTGATGTTCCCTCGATTCACGTCCAGATCGAAGATCTGAGCGAGAGTACCTGACAAGGTCTGAGCACTGAAGGAAGAACCGCTAAAGATTGCATCCTGGTTACCCATAGATTTGGCAATTGTTACATTATGGAAAACACCTACTGAACCCGAGATCGATCCTGTTACACCGAATCTCTGTCCACCTTCGCTGACAGATCCACTTAAGGAAGCACCTTGTGTTGCTCCAATCTTAAACAATAAGTCTGCACCTATGCCAGATCCTGCATCACCTAATACGATGCTTGCAACACCAGTAGATCCTGATCCTGCTGTACCACCAATCTGAAGACCAGCACCCTCGGTACTCGCACCTGCAGAAGCACTTACCGCTGGGATAAACTGCTTTTGAGGAACTTCAAAATAACCTGTTGTTGTAATCGTGGATTGAATCCTTCTAGCGGAAAGATCATCAACAACCAACTTGTGGAACTTACCAGAAGATCCTGATACTTCGTCAGCAGACACAACGTGAAGGTTAGATGTGCCAGATGAAGTGATGTTAGTTGCAACCACCTTTCTGAAGTCACCCTCATCACCATCAATCTTGTGGAAGAGCGAAGTGCCAGAGGATGTAACCACAGTTGCGATTAGTTTTCTAAAGTCACCTTCGTCACCATCAATCTTGTGGAACTGTCCAGTTGCACCAGTTACAACAGTTGCGATTAGTTTTCTGAAATCACCTTCATCTGTATCCAACTTGTGAATCGATGCAGTACCTGAACCTGATATCGAGTACGCTGCTGCATCTCTTACTGTTGTCATTGCAACTCCGTCGATGGTCGCTTCATCAACATCAAGACTATGAATCGATGCCGTTCCAGACCCTGAAATGATTGCTGTGCCAGAATCGAGATCTAATTTGCCTGTAATAATCTCATCTACCGTTGCCTTATGTACCTGAGAAGTACCAGAACCAGACAGTACTGTTACGAATGTATCGGCATACAAGTTTGAACCACCACCAAGGTTTAACCATGTGGCGTTTGCAGCAACTGCTGCTGAACCAGATACGACGATTGATACTCTACCACCGCTCGAATCAGGTTCGCCAGCAAGTTTCCTATCGTTACTATTAATGAATCCCGAGAAAGAACCTTCTAGCGGAGCAGGATTGTACGACGGTGAGTACAACGCTGATCCCAAGGTCGTCGTGAACTTGCCCTTGCCAGTCGAATTCGTTTCAGCACCTGTACCAATGCCGATGTTACCCAAAGTAGTTCCCGCCTTGTAAGTGATTTCAATCGATGCAGTACCATTAATGCTGCTAGTAGCATTGTAGGTTACAGTTGCAAGATCTGCTGCTGTATTCAACTCGGTATTCATCGCTGTTGCAAGATTTGCCACAACGTCTCTCCAGTCACTGACACCAGCGATTGCCTCTACTGCAGTTGTCTTTCTGAATGCACCTGGTTTGAGGTCGCTGTACTCAAGATTGAGACTTGCACTGATTGGTAGTGGTGAAGGACTAGATGCCTGGTTTAGGTAAAAGAGGTAATACTCTTTATTAGTGCTACCCGTGCTCTGTACAAACACCAACTGTGCAACACCCGACTTCAAAGGACCATAAGTCTTTGTTCTATTTGACTCACCGTGCACACCTGAAGAACCAGAAGTAAATATCATCCTATACGTACCTGGTTGTACTGCCACTGCTGGTTTAACAGTTGGTACCAAACCAGACGCTACTAGTTCAAGAGAACCTGACTGATTACCCTGTACGGTACCCGAAGAGTGCAGGAGTAGTCTAGACTTAGCATTGACTTTTAATGTAGTCTTTGCACTAGAATAGATCTCACCAGTAGATCCAGAAATGCCAGTAAAGGCAAAAGCAATCCTGCCTGCGTTTGAAGCAGTCAAGTGAACACCGTCTGTGGTAATCTTTGCGATACCGTCAAACCCTGTTCCATTGTTGAACTGGACACTACCCTCGTTACCTCTCGCTGCATTTGAAAGTGAGAGAGCGGTCTTGAGTTGACTAAAACTGAACGACCTAATATGAGCGCCTGCAACAGGGTCTGCATTGGCGTCAAACTTGGTCTTGTCGCCGAGAATGAAGTAATCCCCGTCAAGAAAGTCGACGTGTCCGCTTTGACCTTGATTTACATCCAGGTGTCCAGGTTGTACTGACCCCGATTGGATGTCACTTCTCGTGATTGCGCTTGAACCTAACTTAACTGTTGTTACGACACCATCTTTAATTAATTTGGTACCTATTCTTGTTATTGCCATTTAATGTCTCCTCTATTGTTATTGTAATAACAAACAAAATAAAACGAGAGGGGGAGAAACCCCCCTCTCATAACTGAAACCTATGAACCTATGAAATCGTTCCAGATAGATACTGAACAATAAGAATATCGTCAAAATCCATACTAAGCGTTTCATGCAACTCGATGGTCACAGGACCACTGGCGCTGTTGTAGTCAATGGTATAGTCACCGTCTTTTGGTGGTCTTTGTGTTGCAGGTGCAGGAATCAACAATACACCATTTAGGTATACCATCTCAGACCCAGACATGATAATCGTTGGATTACCTGCTGCATCTGTTGCAAGTGATGCTGTCGTGTACAGCGATCCTGACCCTTCAGTCATGCTGATGGAGTTTGCAAGAGACCCTGTACTGATGTGCTGGGCGAAAACCTGTCTTCTTTGTCCGATGCTCAAGACACCGTTAGCAAAGTTGAGTCCACCATTACCGTTATCAATATCAAGCACAATGTCTCTGTTGAGGTTCGCTGCCTTAACAACATCGTTCGTCACGATGACGCCCACCGACAATTTATCCGTGTCAACGTTGTGTGCAGTCAATACAGATCCCGAAACAACATCAGATGTCACCTTGTGAATCGTAGCAGTCCCAGATCCTGAGATGGCGTTTGTTACGTCGAGATCTCTAACCTCTGCTTTGTCAGCGTCAAGAGTGTGTGCGTCAACCGTTGAACCAGAGATAATTCCAGTAAACGTTGCAGACGTACCATCAAGATCATTAATAGTTGCGATATCTGCATCAACCGTAGTTGCGTTGACTGTTGTGCCCGAAACTACGGTAAACGTAGCAGACGTACCGTCCAAGTCAAGAATGCTTGCCTGATCCGCATCTATCTCATGGTATTGCACGATAGTACCAGATAAAGTATGGAACGTACCTGAAGAACCTGAGAATGACTTCGCCGTCAATCCCTTCGCTACGTCCAATTCTTGGAAGATACCAACAGATGCTGAAAGCGTACCGGATACGCCGAACAACACTGCGTCGGACTTTCTACCACCATTGGATGAAAGCGAGAGACCTTGCGTAGATCCAATCTTGAAAAGAAGATCAGAACCTGCGCCGCTGCCTGCGTCACCAAGGATTACACTTGCGACTCCTGCCGAACCAGAACCAGCAGTACCACCAATCTGAAGACCAGCGCCTTCAAGGGCATCGCCTGCTGAACCTGATGTTGCTGCGATGATCTGCTTGCTAACAATCTCGAAGTGCTCTGAAGTCGTAATGCTTGACTTGTAGGTTCTTGCGTCGAGAATATCTACAACCAATTTGCGGAACTTACCAGAAGAACCAGAGAGTTCGTCTGCCGTTACGTTGTGAAGGTTTGATGTACCGGAAGACGTGATGTTTGTTGCGACTACCTTGCGGAAATCACCTTCGTCACCATCGATCTTGTGAAAGAGTGAAGTCCCAGAGGATGTAACAACTGTCGCAACTGCCTTACGGAAATCGCCTTCGTCACCATCAATCTTGTGAAAGAGTGAAGTGCCAGAACCTGATACAACTGTTGCTATTGCTTTATTGAAAGTACCCTCGTCAACGTCAACCTTGTGAATCTGCGCTGTACCAGAACCAGAGATGTTAGTTGCTTTAATAACGTTGAACGTTGCGTCGTCTACATCCAACTTGTGAAAGGTTGAGGTACCTGAACCTGAAATCACAGTCGCTGTGACCTTTCTCGCCGCAAGAGCGTCTACGTCCAACTTGTGAAGTGTGGAGGTTCCAGAACCAGATACTGTAGCAACATATGCGTTATTGAACTTTCTTCCTGCTGCACCGAGATTTAACCCGCCGTCTGCCGCTGGTTGAAGGGTTGAAGCGTTCAACTCCAATTCGTCTGAACCATTGATGTTAAATGTCAAAGTCGTTTTTGCATTCAATGTTAATGAAGTCTTTGCGTCTGCGAAAATCTCACCAGTAGATCCAGAGATAGCAGTGTATGCAAACACAACCTTACCGCCGTCCGATGCTGTTAAATGAACGCCGTCTGTTCTAATCTTTGAGATTGCGTCCATGGCATTGGTCCCGCCGGTGCCGTGGAACTGAATGTGCCCCTCATTACCGACTGCAGCATTTGATGCTGATACTGCTGCCTTTAAGTGTGCGAACGTTACGGTTCTCATACCGCCCGAGTTGCCCTTGGAGGCAGATACGATTAAGACATCTGTATCATCGAGATGTGCTACGTCGTTCCTGTCTTGAAATAGGTCTAAGTGACCCACCTGTACTGAACCAGATGCGATCTTATCACGGGTGACTGCTGACGTAGCCAGTTTCGCCGTACTAATTGCATCGGTTGCTAATAGTTTTGTGCCAATTTTTGTTTTAGCCATGTTAATTGCTCCTTAATGTTTTTTATTTTTATCTTCACTAACAAAAACCAACAGCGCATTAACGGACTGGGTTTGTGAATTATGAGAAGAGGACCTTCTTCAAATTTCTAACGTTATTGTCAAACTTACAAAACTCACTGTTCAAAAACTCTAACGAAAGAGCTTGGCACTCACTTAACCTATCATCAAACTCAAAATGGAACTTTCCTGATTCTAATCGCTTACATCTAATAAGGTTTATTCCCTTAAGTTGAAAGTAGGCGGCGATTCCTATATCGGATGTTATGAAATTCATACTATACCTCTCATCATAAATAGTACCTATTCCTTCACAAACGCTAGATTTCCGGATCCGGCGTTGTCTATTTCCATAGAGTATGCGGAAGTGGGATCTAGTCTGTAGTTTTCTCTAAGGTTTTGTAAGAATTGCTCGTTCCTGCCTCTGACTTGCTCGATCTGCTCAAGCATGAGGGTTTTTTTAACTTCATGATCCCTCATGTAAAGTCCATAGTCAAGAAGTTCAGAATCCAGTTTTTCCTTGTTATTAAAGAATCTTTGCGTGTCTTCGGCGCTTACTATAACGTAAGTATCGTCAAACACCTCTTCTTCCTCTATCTCCTCTTCTGAGTCATTCTCCCAGTCTTCAAGTTCTTCTGGGTCAACTCCCGCCTTAAGGGTCTCTGCTGCGAGCAGCGCTTTGTTTGCGAACTCTGGATTCTCTTCTTTTAATTCATCCAACATTCCTAATAGTTTGTTTAATATTGACATCTCTTTCCTCCTTCTAACTAAACATTAACCTTATCTATAAATAGTCGCTTTTCTTTAAATTATGACTTAACATACATTATTCTCAAGTTTTCACCCGTGTCTGGCGCTTCTGTAAATTCTATCGTTGTAGTGTTGGTAACGGTGTAATCGATACCCGCTCCGGGACTCATGTAAAGACCACCCCGGAAGACCTGTTGAGTCCCATCAACAAACGCGTTGGCAACCGTAAATGTGGTCCTGATTCCATTTGGACTTTCCTGAAACTCTGTGTTCGCCAGGTAGTTTGTAAGCAAAATCCCGCCGCCAGTAGTTAGTATGACATTGTTACTCGCATCAAGCGCCAAGTGTTTACCAGACACTGGCGTGCCGGTGGATAAACCAGCAAGGGTCATTGATCCCTGTCCACTGATATTGTTTGCCTCTACCCTATCTGCATCCACCAAATTGAACGTTGCTGCTGAAGAACTCAAGTTGTGTATAGTTCCTGTGGATCCTGATATTGAAGTAAAATCAACATCGTTTATTGTTGCTCGATCAGAATCAAGCAGATTTGAGGTAAATGTTGATCCAGACATATTATGATAAGTTAGTGTGGATCCTGATATTATATCAGTGTTCGTAGTTACCGATGTCAAGACAACGTCGTTGGATGCGTTAAGTGCCAAGAACTTGCCAGATACAGGAGTTCCTGTTGCAAGTCCAGTCAGGGTCACATCACCTGATCCAAGAATATCGTTCGCTTCGATCCTGTCCGTGTCAGTGAGGTTGAACGTTGCAGTAGTGCCTGACATTGCATGATACGTTGCCGAAGATCCAGATATAATGTCCAGACTTGGCGTTGCACCGGTTGCGCCTCGTACGCTACCAAGGTTGAACACTGTATCATCAGTTAGCGTAACAATCAATTCGTAATCATCGTTAAGCGTTACGTTAGAGACACTTACGCCAGTGTCGCCTTTTGCACCAGTGCCTGTGCCAGACGAAGCACCTGCTGAAGGTAGTCCTGGTATGGAGGTTTGACCAAAGGTAGATACCTGATCATCTTGCCTTCTGGTGTTCCTAACTCTGGCACTGGGTTTAATACCTTCCAGTCCATAAAGGCGTCCGTTGGCGGTATCTAATTCATCAGCGAGAGCGATGCGTTCTCTAGGAATCTTAACCTCTACCATACCTTCTCTAATAGAGTAATCTGGTTGTAGACTATTCTTGTCCTGTCCTGTCAACCACCCAAGGACTTCTATCCTTACTTTTGTTTCAAACTTTCTCTCTTCATTGGAAAAGTTTCTAATGTTATTGTTCTGTGCGAAGTCCTCCTGGACAAATGCTTCATAACGCAATCGACCCTCTTCGATGATTACATAGTTGATGCCACCCGGTTTTGTGATAAACGGGGTAAGCATCTGATTCATCTGTTCATGGTATTCTGAACGCAGAGTTATCTCATATTGAATGGTAACATATACTGGCAGAGGTATCGTCAGTGTTTCATATACTGGTTTTACTGATTGTCCAGGAAAGTTTAACTGCCCTCTCTTTCTCTTTGAGTGTGCGTTTTCAAAGTTAGACGTCTTGCCCTGGTTGAGTCTTCTTGAGACTGATATCGATCCACCTTTGACTTTATCCATTGGTGGTATATTTGCAAATACAGTCCCCTTTCTTGATGGGTCTTTAACAATCCCTGTTCTCTCGACAGTGATAAGAGGCAAGACCAAGGCACCCTCTTTATCTCGGATCCTCTGACTACTCTTGCTCTGGTACATTCTTTCAGCAGAGGACCAGATCACAGGAACCTTTCTGAATCCTGTAGTGGTGACACATTTAATATCCAGTGTCTCACTCACGAACTTGTGGAGTGCTGAGTCTACTGTTTCCATAGTCGAGCGAGGAAATGGTCTGTCCTCTATTCTTCTAGGTTTTGTCGGTCTTTTAACCATCTTCTAACCTCATAATCCGTACTTCGCTAACTCTTCAGGAGATAGCGACTCTCTTTCTCTTGGGATCTTGACCTCAACGATAGTTTCATTGACTACCTTTTGTGGTGTCGCTTGGTTGACACCATCTCCGATTAAGTGCCCCAATACCTTTATACTAAATTTTGTTTCAAACTTTCGCTCTTCGTTAGAGAAATTGCTTATGTTGTTGTCGTGGACGTAATCCTGTTGTATAAAACCTTCATACCTGTGGTTCTCGTCTCTTATTATAATATAGTTAATACCACCAGGAACAGTCATGAATGGGACAACCAACTCGTTCATCTGCTGTTGATATTCCGTTCTGATGGTTATCTCATACATCATTGTGACATACACTGGCAGCGGTATTGTAACTGTCTTATACACAGACTTGTCCACTTTGTTCGGAAAATTCAATTGTCCATGCTTTCTTTTGGCATGTGCGTTCTTAAAATTTGATGTCTTGTCTTGAACGATCTTCTGCATCGTTGGGATGCTGCCGCCTTTAACTTTATCAAGTGCTGGAACATTCGCCCATACGGTACCCTTGTCAGTTGAACTCTTGATCATCGATGTTCTTTCAACAGTGATGATTGGCATTATCAGAGCGCCGTCATCATCTCGGACTCTCAAGTCTCCCTTGCTGAGTGCAGACCTCTCAGAAGATGCCATAACAACAGGAACCTTTTTAAATCCTTTTCCGTTATGTGCATGAAGGTTCATCTGGACGTCTATGAACTTAAACATTGCGGTGTCTATGTTCTCTATTCGAGAGTCAGATATTCGCTTGCCCTCATATTCGTTTAGTCCTTCACTGAAAGGTCTATTGCGTTCCACTGAACAAACCCTCTCTTGCCTTGATGCACTCTGCTGATATTTCCATCATATGCTCTCTTTGACCAAAGATTCTTGTTGGTTCATTCAGTGTTGCAATCTCATAATAAGTTTCCCCATACAGAATGAAATCGCCTTCCCTAACAAAGAGGTTCTGGTCTTCAGTCAATCTCCGCTTATGAAAGTGGACTGTGATTTTTGATAATCTGTCGACGCCGAGGTTCGTGGTCTCTGTCTCATACCCCTTCCATTCAACCATCGCATAGACACTGATTGGATTGAGGAATGCTTTGTTCAACGCTTCTCCGTATATCGGGTGAAAGTTGGTTTCTTCAATTGAAATAGGATAGTATATGATCTGCTGCCCAATGACTCTCTCTACGAGTTCATCACTGACCTGCTTTACTAAGTCTCTCTCCTTCTTTCCAGTGAACAGCGGTGGTGGTGGAGCGTCAGGTTGATTCCATTTATTGTCACTCATGTTCTACTACCCCACAAATACCGAATAAGGTATCTTCTGCAGGACCTTCTCAGCGTTATCGACCATAGATGCTTCTTGTTCTGACATCTTAGTGTAAGTTAACTCTGCCAACGTTGCCTTCAATTCCTCTCTCAGAGAGTTTTGTTCTTCCTTACTCTGAGAGACAAGTTCAGAACCATTGAGGGTAACGCTCTCGCCTGGGATTGGTAAAGTTGCAAACTTAGATCTAATCAATCCCAATATCTCCTTGGAGAGGGACAGAGCAAATCTTCTGATCCACTGCTTACCGATAGAGTTTATAGTGTCATATGGAAGATTTGAAAAAGGAAGTGTGTTCATATTGTTAACGCCTTCGAGTCCTGATCTTCCATTCGTGTCATCCTCTAGATTGGATGCAGGCACAGAGAACTCGACCCACATCACTTCTGGACCTCCAGAATACGGGACTGGAAATATTCTTACGTTGTTGTTTCTCAGTTCATAAGACCAGTGTGACATTCGTGTGTATATTGCGTCCTCAAACGCCAGCGCTTGTGACTTGTTTTGCCAAGTCGGTACCAGTTGAAAAGTCGAATCGTCCGAGAATTGTCCATAGTTTGACATATTCCCAACAACATTCAATCCACCGTAATATCCAAAAAATCTCCACATAGCTTGAGGAGTCTTGTAAAAGACTTTTTTAACCAAAATCCTCTTACCGTCAATCTTCCCAACGTAAGGTACCGTTATACCCCCAGAAAAATCAGATACGGACATTCCAGATGTACCGGTTTCAGTTAGTGTTGTAGTACCGTTGCCTTGAAACCCCGCAGTAGACTGCGTTATTGTAACCACGTTTTCAGTTGCTGTCGCTGAAATCTTACTATTTGCATCGAGAGCAGTTGCAAGTCTGGTTGCTGTTAAGTCATTTGTCCCGTCGCCAATATCAAAAGTTGGACTATTCGTGTCTGTGGCGGTCGTGGTTGTGTCATTTGCAGTGGCAGTTATTGTCGTACCATCCGTTGTAGTAAACGATATAGTATCTCCAGCATCAAGATCAGCATGTGAATCGATCGTGACCGTTGCTGTTGCTGCGGCGTTTGTTCTAGAGGTTATAATATCTTGAAGATCATAATCTTGTTGTCCGGCAGTAATATTAAAGGAGGCAGAGTATTGTACGGAATCTTTCAGTCCAACTTCTGCACCCATTCTCTCCGAAACGTTCCTTGAGAAACCATAGTCAAATTTGGGGTATTTAAGACTCGCAGATACAGGACCCGATGTCAACTCCCCTTTATGGTCAAACGTGCCTGTAGCGTGCCCTAGAAGACTCGGTAGGGCATTGCTTGCCTGGTGTACGTTGATAAGATAAGAGTATTCCAATACTGCCTCTTCATAAGCAGCATATATGTTTCCGTCTGACAATTCAATATCAAGAACATCACCTCCTAACTTTTTATAAGTATAGGCGACCTGATCGACAGCGCCTGAAACAAAGTTTCCTGAAAACAATGTACTGCTGTTTTCTGAATATATCTTATATGGTAATAA